AATGAAATACCCGATATATATCCGTTAGGGTTTGTGGCTAAGTAAAACCTAGAATCTGACTCAGTTTCGGTGTAGTACCTGTCATCGTGATTGTGGGCAGAGGGTGGGAATGTGGCGGGCTTGTTTTGTACGTTAGTCCACTCCACCGAACCACTACTTAAGGAATGTCCAGATTCTTCGGCGTATCCTGCGTCCGTAGCATAAGCGGCGCGGACTCCCTGCCAACCGTTTATCACACCATTTTCAGCGGTTCTTACAAAAAGATTCCCGGCGTTGCTGTTTTGATAATAGCGTGGAATTGCAATTTCCATCCAGTAATCTCCTCCATCGCTACCAAAACCATATTCATTGCCAAGGCTAAACCTACCACGATACCATTGTGAAGACGTCTGATGTGGAGCGTTTGTACTTCCCTGAACATAGTTCCATCCCCAATAATTAACCGCAGTATTGAAGTTGGTATATGCGCTATGAAGCTGCCACTGACCAAAGTTTCCTACAATGGATATACCAAGCTCTTGCTTTGGGAGCCTGTCAGTAGAAAGTGTCCCGGATGTAATGTCGGAAGCAGCGTGCGTGTGAGCAGGTAGAGACTCAAGATAGCGACCATCAAGGTCTACCGTTACAGTGCCTGTATCTTGCTGAGTGAGCGTGAGTACACCGGTCGTAGTGCTAAACGTCGCGCTGTTAATCTTGTCGTTGTACGCTATATCCCAAGCACCTCGGTTGTATCCATCGATTTCGTTCTCACCAGCAAAGAAAGAATCAATCTCTCCCTCGGTATAATATATATCGTTATGGTTGTGAGCGGGTAGCGAAGTAAGGAAGCTGTGGGTGAAGTTAACCCAATTACTTCCGTTGTACCGTAGAATCTGCCCTGCCGCCGCTGTGGTGATGACTACATCATTAAGCGCATTAATAGATGACGACGGGGTTAGGAAGCTGGGAGTGAAGTTATGCCATACGGGTACGGTATCCCCCTGCCGGAGGCCGTAGCGTATCATTTGGTCGCTAGACAGGGAGACGATGCTTACATCAGAAAGCCCATCGAGTGTGAGTGAACCGGCACTGATAGTGCCCCAATATGCAACACCTTCTCCGTCGGTGGATAGCACCTGTCCGTTCGTTCCATCAACCATCGGGAGTGTGTACTCCGTGTTGACATTAATTTGAGATAAAAACTTCATAGTTTACCAACCTAATACAGTATAAGCAAAAGTACAAAATAAAAGAGGGGGCCAATGACCCCCACCCTTACTGCTATTCACCTATATATTAAGTGCCGGCCGTGAAGAGAGTTTCACCATTCGCCTCGCCAACTATCGTATCGCCACTGCGCTTTGACGCTTGTAATACAACGTAGTATGTATTATCCGTTACCGCCCCACCGAATGTAACTACAACGGTATTAAGTGTGGGTCTTGTGATATCAACAATAACAGTTTCTTGAGTCGCGAATGAAATGACCTCGGCCGTAACAGCCCTACTCCCAAAGTTGTGAGTCACCGTGTATGCGTTAGCGGTCTTTGATACATTACCCTGAGCGTCGTCAAGTGAGAAGTGTATGGGAAGACCGAGATAGTTAGCAACCGCAGTAAACGTAGCCAAGCGAAGAACTCCAGCTTGACCACTTACATTGCTCTGCATAATGAAGTGGTCGGTCGTTGTTCCACTCGGTGTTAGTGAAGGTAGGCTACCGACGTGCAATGGCTGGTTGACAGTGGAGAAGCGGTCATTGGTCTCATCCCATAAGAACGATACGGAGGCCGCGCTACCACGCTTTACGGAGAATCCACCGTTTTCAGTCGGGGCGGTGCCCGCCGCGATGTCAGAGTTCAGCAAGATGATGCTGTCTCCGATGTTCACCTCATTAGAAGTGATAGAAGTCAACTGACCATTTACAGTGAGGTTACCACTGATTACTGTATTTTCTGCGTCGATGGTTACAGTGTATGACGTTCCACCTCCCTGAAGAGATACGGCCTCCTGTAGGACCTTAGCGTTCTCAAGTTGAGTGTTAAGGTCGCTCCACAGCATCAGCCTTCCCTCAGAAAGACCGGTGGCGTTCTTAAACCTTACGTTGTCCCCAGTGAGTTCAAGGCCATCGCTTACACCTACATTCAGGATTCCAGTGGTGGTTCCGTCCCAAGTAAGACCGTTACCGGCAATGGTTGAAGCAACGCTGATGGTTATCTCGCCATTGGCTCCTCCGCCGGTAAGTCCAACCCCGGCCGTTATGCTACGGATGTCACCGGTGATGTCGTGCCAGTCGGTACCGTCGTAGTATTTTACTTTGTTGAGAGTAGAGTCGTATACGATTCTACCAGTGTACAGCCCACCGCCGGTAAGTGCAGTAATCTGAACTGTAGATAGGTGCTCAGGGCGGAGACCTAATACCGGGAATCCGTTGAGCTGGAGGGAGACTAAATGACTTAGTGCCATATCATTTTTAGTTTAGGTACGCCTTCCCGCTGAATGGGTCGACGAAGGTTATGGTTAGGGTGTTTAAGGAGTTATATTGGAGGTCTCCAATAACAACATTTTCTGTGGAATCAACAACGACAGCCACTGGCTTCTTGCCTAGATTGTGCGTTATGACCCATACCGACGCGGGCATATTTTGCTCATAGACAAAGTGAGCATCGCCGCCGCCCCCGGTGACACCCTTGACGGACATAGAGGTAGTGGGCCTTGGTATGACAATAGTATTCTGTAGCGTCGGTTGTTTGACGCTTACATTGATTTGTTCACCGCTATTTATGGATATATCGCTCATATCGTAACGTCCTCATTTACTTTGAATATACCATAGAGCCACGTCTTCACGGCGCCGGCGCTGGTGCTCTGTAGGTCATATACGTATAAACCCCCTTCGATAGCCGCCATAGTTACTGGGGTAGCAGTGATGGTTAGTACGCCTAAGTTGGTGCCGTTGTAGGTAAATAAACTATCTTCGACGATGGCTGATGCCGAAGTGTCGGTCTCCCTAACGTCGAGCTTCCAGGTGTATCCGGTCAGGTTTATCACCACGCCGGCCTCATTCTTGAACGTAAGCTCAAGACGAAATGAGTCTCCCTTGCGACAGGTTATATCGACTCTTTGTGCTGTATCTAGATTAATCAGGGCTGCCATAGTGCAAATATACCAACTTATTGATTGCCAATAATTTGAGACATAAGGTCCTGCTGCTCGTCGGTTAGCTCACCGCGCTCGCCCTTACGCTGTGATATCAGCTTGGATTGCTCTACTGCCTGCTTCTTAACGCGGGAGTCCTTGGCCTGCTCACGCTGACCTTCTACGTTCATACGGAAATCACGCTCCTCTTGGTTTACCGCCATACGGGATTCACCCTCAGCCTTGGCGAGTTCTATCTTAAGCTGGTATTCCCGCTCAAGCAACTGCATCTTAATCTGAGACTCTAGGTTTAACCTCTGCATATCAAGCTGCGACTTAACTTCCTCGGTCTGCAACGCGGCCTGTGCGGACGCCTGAACCGATTGTTGGTTCATCTGCGACTGCATCTGGCTGTTCTGTGCGGCGATGTCTTGCTTTTGCTTGATACGCTTCTTACGGCGTACCACAAGTAGCTGCTCGGCTTGGTCGACGTCCTTGAGCCTACGGATGGACATAGCGTCCTCTAGGTCAATCTCTCCCTGCCCCAGCGACTGCTGGATGTTAGCCTCAAGATACATCTTATCGGAATCCGACATCTCGGGTACCACACGCACACCGAAGTTATACATCGGTAGGTCGCGGAACGATGCCAGCACATCCATATTGGATTTACCGATAGCGTTCTCGTACACTCGGTATATCACGGACTGAGGCGGCATAATCTGCAAACACTTCACTATGTACTCCACCACCTTCTTGTACAGCATCATAGATGCGTGGGTGATGTCATATGTTGCGTTGTTGGATGCCTCGATGGCCTGCTGCCGTACGCCTACCAGAGCATCGCCCTTTGGGGTGGATGCGTCGACGACCTCGTTGATACCGGTGGCGTCGCGAATCATACGCAGATAGTGGTTATATATACCTACGTATGCCTCGATGTTACGGATGGCGTTGCCAATCTCGCGAATCGGTGGGTTCTGAAAGCCTCCCTCGGGGTTCTTGGAGCGGTAGTAGAATATACCCGTCTGTTCGTAGATATCCTGTATCTCAAGCGGTTGGAGGTCTCCTCCCTGTCCTAGCTGTACGTTCTCGAGTCCTTCGATATCGATGATGAGACCGTCAGGCTTAGCCTTAGCTACGGACTGCTGAATCTTCAGGTGTGTAATCTGCAACTGGTCGGCGAATCCTACGATGCCGCTAACCATAGACTTAGGAATCATCCGGCGCATATTCACGGCCACGGCGCTGTACGACAGGCGTGTCCTTGTGATATCGTGGATGTTACGGGGCTGGTTGTGCTTCATCCCGTATCCGTATAGCTTGTCGGTACCCACAATGAAGCTGCCCCCGTATAGGGTGACGAACGACATACGCGTGGGCTTGCGGTCGAATACGCTCTCCTTGGGTGGCTGATATGCCATACCCTTATAGTAGAAGCCTACGTTGCCGAAGCGTGATTCCTTGGACTCATAGAACACATCGTCAACCGATAGGAACTCGAAGTCCATAACCTCCACGATGTACTCGTCGTATCCGAAGATGGTGCGCTGGAGGTTTCTATCGTAGTATGAGTGAGATAGCTTGTTGGGGTCGTTGGCGTACTTATTCTGTACGTTGCGTGCCATCTGCGTATACTCCTCCTCGGTGAACTCATCGCCTGCAAGGCGTCGTAGCTCAGAGATAGTCAGTCGCTTAACGTGACCCGCGTAGGTCAGGTCATTCATCAGGGGGTCCTCGGTGTACGAGTGGATGAAGTATGCGGGGTCCACGTATTTAGCGACTAGACCATAGTTAGGGTCGTAATCATTCTTAGTTACCCCCATACCCACCGATACTAGGTCGGTGACGGCACGGCGGTGGATGGTGTGGTTGTATTCGTTCCACTCCAGAGTTAGGTTGGCGGCAATCTGCGCGGCAATCTCAGCGTTGGTCTTGACGTTGGAGGCAAGGAAGATTTCAGCCTCCTCGGGGGTGTCAGGAATCTGCTCTAGTTTAGTACCGATATCGAGTCCAGCCATCTGGGCCTGCTGGAGCATATCCTTATTGTCGACGTTAAACTTTACCTCCGCCTTCTTGCGCTCCTTCTCAGTTATGCTCAAAGGGTCGATTGCCTCGACGTTGGGGTATGGGTTCTTAGATAGAATCTTATTGACGACAATCTTAACGAACTTAGGGATGATGGGTACCGGTGACCAGTCAATGTTCAACAGTGTACCGTCGCCATTGTTGGGGTCAAGCGAGTTTAGAATCTGTTTGTATATCTTAGTGTCCTGCGTTCCGTTAGCGTAGTCGCGGTATCGTTCGAACTCATCGAGACGACGCCTAAAAATACTTCCGTGGTCATCCGTATGACCCCACTGCGACTCTATGGCCCTAGCGTACTTAAGCCCATAGGACTTAGCCGACTTTGCCTCGGTAGATGCTAACGGGTCAGGGAAGTTACCCTGCTTATTATTTTTTTCCATACCTATTGTTTGTCCCCAGTTTATATGCAAATATACCCAATAATATGTTGTCGCCTAACGACTTACATCCTTGAATCTTCTTAGGAATACTTTGCTCGACATATCGGACGTCTTCCGCTCCTGCTTTACCTTCTGCGCGGCAAGCAACGCGAGACCTGAACTGATGGTTAAGTCAAACTTAGTCCTGTCGTCGATGCGGTATCCTATCCAGTCCTCCAGTGTTCTGTCGAGGTACATCCTCCCACAATCACCGCTCTCTGAGTCCATACCCACGTGTTCGTGAATATACGCCTCAATAGCTTGCGCGTGGGACTGTATGACGTCCTGTGAGTTGGATGGTATACCCTTGGTCTTTACGTTGGAGTGTGAGCCCGGAGCCTTCAGGTGTTCGGGTCTATCCATAATATATCCGTCGTAACCCCTAGACTCGAAGTACCTTACTATCCCGTATTTGTTATTCTCAATAAGGAGCGAATAACCGTAAAAAACCGCCGCCATAAGTATATCCTCATAGAATATACGCGCGAGCGGTGGGCGGTTAGCATATTCAGCCACGAACATATTCGATGGGAAGCTCATATTAAACTTGTTGTATATATGGCAGGCGCCCTTGGACCCCCTACCGTCCATCGTATTATCGATGTCATAGGAGTCAACGCCTCCGGTGCCTAGGTGGTCGTTACCGGGGTATACCTTGCCCTGCTCCTTGCGTTGATTGTTTCGCACCTCGTCGGGCGGAAGCCAGGCCACGGTCCACCTTCCGTTATCATCGGGGTTCCATAGCACCTTAGTATCCGGCTTACCGTCCTCCCACACGAAGTTACCCTTGATGACGGG